CACTTTGACTATCTCCGGGAATAATTCTATAATTATCTTCTACTGAGTCAGGAGTACTAACTTCAGTAATGCTACTACCATCTTCTAGTGCTTCTAATTGATGCGGTTGTAAAGGTGGATTATGCCAAGTTTCTCCTTCAAGTAATTCTTGTTCGTGTAGTGTAGCAGTTGTAGTATCAATCCATCTTATAGTAAATTTGCCGTTGTTGACAAACCATGTCTCATCTTTTTCTCGATGAAAATGCATAGAAAACTTATTACCTTTCTTTGCAAATACCATAATCTTGCCGCAATATTTTTCATTGGTTGCCCAAATTAACTCGTAACCCCAACCTTTTTGTACAACTCCGCTAAGTCTTTCAACTTCCATTTATATAATCCTTAATATCTATCCATTTATGATCTATTACAGAATTTAGTTTAGTTAAGTCTGCACACGTATATTTTTGGTATTGACCTTTTAAATTATCTGGCATAGGTATATATTTAATCTCAGCCCCATACCTTTTGGCTATTGTTCTGGCTACATTTTCAAAACTTTCAGGAGACCCTGTACCAATATTCCAAATATCAGTTTTATCAACACTAAGCATTTTTTCATGTATTGCACATATGTCGTCTACGCATACAAAATCTCTTTTATAATCTTCGCTATTTTCAAATACATTAATAATTTTAGATTGTTTAGCTTGTGTTGTAAACTTAGTATAAGGACTTGCTTGATTTCCTTTATGATCTTCATACGGACCATACACATTAAAATATCTAAATCCTTGAACAATAATATTAAAATCATTTATATGCTGGTTAACAAACCTATCAAACAAATACTTGCTCCAAGCATAAGGACTTTGTGGTAATAATGGCCCGTCTTCAGTAAAATGAGTTGTAGGACCATATACACTTGCACTAGAAGCATATTGAAAATTAGTACCCATAGTATCACATGCTTGTAATAACCTCATACTATTTTCAAAATTATTAGCCATTATTTGTTCAACATCAGTACATGTTGTATCACTAATTGCTCCAAGATGAATTACCCAATCATATGCACTTGGATCAGGAACTGCATTTTCCATAAATTCCCAACCTTCAACTTCATGACCTTTACTAATTAAATATTGAGACAAATTTTGTCCAATAAATCCTTTATATCCTGTAACTAAAATTTTCATAATCCAAAATCCATTCTCCACGGATACATTGTATGTCCTAGTGGTTTTAAGAAGTATTCTTCAAACAATATAATCACAACAATAGCAAATACCCATTTAACCCACTTAGGCCATTTAGCCTGCCATCTATGAAATGGTGCAAGAATCCACATAAAGAATCTACTCAATACATTTACAAATCTATCTTTTAAATTGAATGGTGGTATTAAACAAACTACTGCTGCAATACAAAAATACCAAAGCCATTTGTCTTCACCATCAGGAAATAACAACGGTATACTTAATGTTGCTACTAGATACAATCCTATATATTTTTTTAGATGTTCCATTTAATTTCCTATTCTAAGTTTTACTCTACGTAAATCACTTTTAGGATTACACGCAGGTATATTATTGTATTTTTTATAGTACAGACAAAGCATCTGCATCTCTGCTTCTTTTACAAGACTGTTATGCATTGGCAAATATGTTTGATATACGTGTTCTATATTATCTTTACCAAAATTTTCTTTAAATGCAGTACCACACCCGTAAGGTGATAAACGTTCATTTTTTACAGTACCTTTAAAATCTGTTCTTCTTCCTAACATACAGTTTCTAGTAGTAGCTCTGCTTTCACCAATATAAATTACTTCTGGTTGTAAGATATCTACTGTACTAGGTAACTTGTCTTTAAATAATCCGTACATATAACAACCTGCATCTTTTTTATCAAATCCCCAGTCTAAGTTATATTTTTCATCAACATGATGCCATTTAGTAAAATTATTAAAAGACGGAATAGTATAATTAAAACTTTGTGTAGTTAAGTAATCTTTACCGCCGTGTTCTAAAACTTTTTTTATAGTATAAGCAAAGTCTTCTAAGTTATCAATATTATCAAAGATTTTTATAAGTTGACTCTTTTTTAATCCGTGGCCGCCTGAACCTTTAACTATATTTTCCGCAAGTGTTTCAGCTTTCATAATTATCTCTCATTTTGTCTATAATTTTAGTTGTACTATGTCCTTTAATAGTAGGAAAAATTACAACATTTGCAATCTCGTGACCAACAACTGTTTTAATGGTATAGTCTCCACCTTTAACAATAATATTAGGTTCAATAGTTTTGATAGTTTGTAAAGGTGTATCCTCGTCAAATATTATTACTTCGCTAACCCACGGTAATGTTTGTAAACTTTGCTTTCTAACATTTGCATTATTAATTGGTCTGTTGTCACCTTTTAGTCTTTTAACACTAGCATCACTGTTTATACCTACTATAAGTTTCTTTCCTAATGTGCTTGCATACCTTAATAACTCTAAATGTCCTGTATGCAATATATCAAATACACCGTTAGTCCAGACTATTCCTTGATTTAAATCTTGTTGTTTAAGAATATACGTACCACTATGTTTTACACTCTCAGTTGATCCTTTTATAGCAATTTCTAAACATTTTCTATAACTGTACTCTTTAGTAAGTCCGTAAACAAATCCTGCTAAGAAGCAATCTCCTGCGCCTGTAACATCACTTACTTCAACTTGTTCAACAGGAATAGTATATTTGGTATTATCTATTTTAGCAACTACACTATGACCTGCATCAGTAGTAATAATATTACCTTGCCATTCGTCAAATTCAAATTTAGTAAATTCACTATTGTTAGGTTTAACTAACCAAGCACCTTCATAGTCGTGTGCGTAACGTTTTGGATCTACAATTACTTTAGGACCTTGATTGTTTATATGTGCAATAATCTGTTTTGCGTTATCTAATACACCTTTATCGTAATCACTTAGAATAACATACTTGTATTGTGAAAAGTCATTACGTAGTATAGTGTCTAATACTGCATTTGAATTTGCATTTTCGTCTTCGTCTAATCGTGTGATATAATGTCCATCAGATATAATTCTAGTTTTAACACTACTTGGTTGATTAGTTTCAAATAGTTCTATGTCAACACCCAAACTTTTTAAGTTTTCATAAACAAGTCCTGCACCACCTAAAGAGGTTGAAACTCGTTCAATATTGACTATAGGCACAGGTGCTTCGGGGCTAATTCGTAAACTAGTACCATAAATATATTTGTCAATAATTACATCGCCAAGAACTAAGACTTTCATACACTTATTGTACTTTCTTTTAAGTTAATTGTCAAGCAAATTAATTGTTTCAAATACAGTTTCTAATTTAGTAAGATTAGCTTTACTTTGTAATGTATTACGCAGCCCCAAGTGTAAAGGCTTTGGCCAGTTACGAAAACTACACCAAGCATAACCACTATGTTCGTTATTTAAAATTGGGATAAATTCTTTTTCTATTACACATAGGTATGTATGGAAATGAAAATGTGCATCGTTAGATACAAAAGATTCTAAAGGCAATACTTTTTTTATTTCAGGTAAACTGCCAATCTCTTCTTTAATTTCTCTTTGCAATCCCTCAAAAGGAGTTTCTACTCCTTCGTTTGTTCCGCCTACTAATCCCCACAACCCTGCTTTTTTGCCATTCGCTCTAAATAAGAACAAAAACCTGTGAGTATCTAGTGTATAGAAGAGAGCACCGCTACAAACAATGTTATTCATATAAGTAGTTATCTTAGAATACTATACGCCAAGTGCCGTCTGGATATTCTCCTTCAAAGGATAGTACCCATTCAAATGTGTCCCATTTGTATTGGATGCTTGTATTTAAGTTAGTAACATATGTTACATCGGTGAGTTGATTAATTTTAGTAGAAGCATCAAATACTATAACCCACTTAGTTCCATCCCATTCGCATATATCATTTTCGTTAGCAATAAAGTCTGTACCATCTGCATTTTTCCATGCATCAGCACCGTCTGCATTTAGTGTAGAACCAATTGCTCCTAATAATAAAATTCTGTTGCCAGCTGTTTTTAGTGTAGTTGGATTTGTCTTTGTTGGGTCAAGTATATAATCAATTTTTGCTTTTTCTTGAAACGCACTTGTAATAATAGTATCATTTGGTAAAGTATCTGAATCCCAGTTAACTACTGCTTTAGTATCATCAGATGGGTCAACTGCGAACGTTCCTATTACATCGTTTGCAAGGTCTTTTCTAGCTAGTCTTATTTGTGAAAGACCTGTTCTAAAATTCCCAGGAATTGCATCTAAGTACGGCGACCATAATGTATTACCAATTATTCCTTTATGAATAAGTTGTAATGTATTATTTAAAACTAGTAGATCATGCCCTTTATGGGATAACCCAATAACAGCGTCAGCAGTTCCTCTTTTAACTCTACCAGTCTGTGTAATATGTTCTACTTCACCACTTGGAGCAACTATTACCCTACCATGTACTTCAGTATGATCTGTATTAAGTTCTGGCATTATTGTATCTTGACTATCAAAGTCTGATGATAGTTCGGATTCTATTTGTTGACCAAAACTATCAAATATCTTGTCTGGATTAATATTATTAATATTCCCAGTCTCGTCAAATATACTTGTTATAATATTTGTAATAACTCCAAGTCTTTTTACCTTAGTAGGAGGTGAAATATAAATTGGAGCAGTAAACCCTAACGTAGCAACATCAATATCTGATTCAGTACCTGTTGGAATTGATCTACTACTGAATGTTACTTGGTCTAAATTAACAACACTTAAACTAGTCCAGTCAATATAATTGTCTGTAGTTTGTATTTCTAAACTAGGATTAAACAACATTAA